TCAGCTTTGGGTGGTTTGACGGTGGACCGGAGGGAGAATGTTAACACGATAGATCAACTATCACGCGATGAAATTGTTGGTCGGCTTACTGATCTGCAGAAAAAGTACCCGCAAGCATTCGATATAGAAGCTGAATACAAGGATGTTACCGATGAGCAAGGGACCGGAGGCGAACTTTTGGAATACAATGAGGAAATCACTGCCGAAAAAGACGTTCGCAACAAGGATTGAGAACAAGCATGGCGGGGGAATACCCGATGTACATGTAATCTGGAATGGAATACCCTTTTGGGTAGAGTTAAAGGTGTCTTCCGGTAACCGGATAAAATTAACGCCCAACCAAGTTGCGTGGAATGCAGCATATTGGGCGCGTGGCGGTCTGAATTTCATCTTGGTCAAAGACCCCAGTACCAAGTTGCTTCTTTTATTTGACGGTTGTCATGGGTCCGAGGCCCTTGATGCAGGCATCAAGAGCGGTTGCTGCAGCCGATACGGTAGTTTTGATGAATTATTTTCGGCTCTTCGGCCTCGGATGGTCGATCGGTTATCGGAATCTTGCGGCTTCCAACCAAGTCTTGCGGCTTCCGGCGCGGAATCCACCTACTAAAACCAACAGCACATGCGACGAAGGAGCGTGTGCTGTTGGTTTTTAAAAATAGAGTGTGCGCAGCACTCAATATCTTTTCTTTGAAGCAGGCGGCGACTAGCCGCTCATTCTTAGTTCTTGAGTTATGCGGTGGCCCCTGATTGGGACCACCTGCCTTCTACCATTCCCACGGTTCGTATAGTTCTTTTGCGGCCCACATGTCTTCTTTAGACTGTTCGATGCAGTCGTTGCTTGAGCATTTAATGTGTTTGCTTTGAGTTTTGATGATCCTATGTTCACTCGCCGCGAGGTATCCCATTTGTTCTGGTTTATATTTTTGGGACGTTGCAGTCTGAATAGCTTGCTCGGGGTTATCTGCTTCATGCCATCCGAGGTCTACGACAACTCTATATTTCATGGTGGTTCCTCCGTGTGGTGGGGAGCCGAAGCCCCCCGTTTAGTTTAGATATCTGCGCCGAAGGTTTCGTCTGCCTCCTCGAACATTAGTTGCGCTGTCTTTTCTTCCTCTCTGTCGATGTCTGACCCATCTGTCATGAGTATGTCTTTGACTTCTGTCCCCGTCAGTCCCAGCATGCCTGCGTAGGTTAGGATGGAGAGGTCAGGGTTGAGGTCGTAGTACTCCCTGATCTCGTCCCCGCAGAACGTGCCGAAGTCTATTTGATGAGCCATATTAGGTCCCTTTCTGGTTTGGATGGACGTTTTACTTGATCGAATGCTCCTTGACCGAAGAGGCCAACGAACTGATCTTTGGTTGGGGCAAGCTCTCTTGATGGTTTGTAGACCCACGTTGCCAGCCCCTGATCGACCGCTTGCTGTTTGTAGTAGTCGATTAGCTTTGTGTATTGTCGAGAAACGCTGCGGTTGTCCCGCAACGCCTCTTCTAGGTAGAGCAGCCGCTCCTTGATGGGAAGCTGCTCTAGTTGTTTAGTCAGTGATGTATTCAATCGCGGTAGCCCCTTTCTTTAGTACCGCTCGACGGATCATTTCGCCGTCTAGGTAGAACCGATACTCTCGGTCCCCGTTGTCCTGCAACCGATGCGTGGTCGCATGTCGCAGGAATACGTGGGAGTTGCTGGCAGAGGTGCCGACCTTGACCGTCACCTCGCCTGTTGCTTTGACTCCATACGACTTGCAAGATTTGTATACGCAAGCCGTGATTTCGTTCCAGATGGGCCAGCTTCTCATTCGAACAGCCCATCATATTCGTGCGTTGTCAGGAAGTGGCGGAAGTCGTTGTCCACCCGTTCCTGATACGCTTCCCACTCGTCGCGGAACTGTTGAGCGTCATCACCCTGCATCCAGAATGACCAGCCGCCCTCATGTTCTACAACCTTTAGGCCATAGCCAAGGTCCTCCATCTGATACCCACCTATCCTCATGCTTCGTTCTTTCTGACGGGTTGCCCTGCTTGGTCGCACAGTGCGATGATCCTGTTGTATGCTTTCGCCGCTTCGTCGTTGCGGTCTGAGTGTTGCATCATAACCATGAACTCCAGTTGGAACTTGATGGCGTTTCCAAGAGTTTGGCCTGCTTCTTGCGGGGTTGGTCTAGTCATATGCTGTTCCTTAGTTGGGTGATTGCTGCGATTGGGTTGGATGTTCCATTTGAGACATCAGTCACCTCTGACGCCTCCCATGTGCCATCGCCTTTGAAGATATTGAGCTGCTTTGTCCTTCCTTTGTGCAGCATTTCCCGACCCTCTTTAAGTGCCAGAGTTTTGTTCTTGTGGAACGTGGAAATGAAGATGACTCCGTTGGTGTGAGAGAGCCGCCACTGCGACCCTCTCTTCCAGACATTGCTGTCTAGCCAAGCCATCAGGTTACAGTGACCGTAAAGGTTGTGCCTGATGCAACTGGAATCTCCGCGTCCGAGAAGTCGTGCTCGTTGATGATTTCGGTAACGGTTTCGTGGAGACCACCGTAGCTGGAGAGATGTTCCAGCGCGATCTCGCCCACATCGTAACTGTGGTCGTGGATGTCGAACTCCTCTATCTGATTTTCCAGATCGTCGATCTTGCTCTGGAGTTCGTCGATCTTGGCGTCAGTCTCGCTTTTGTTTGCGGACTGAACGATTGAGATGATGAGTTGTGCCAGCGCATTTGCGTCAGCGTCGATCTTGATATCTTCGTCGTACATGTGGTTCTCCAGTTTAGTTGAATGGTGCGGGAGCCGAGGCCCCCGCGTTGGTAATTACTGAGCGGTGATGTGGTAGCCCTGCTTGTAGAACAGGCCCAACAACTGCTTGCGGTCGCTGGCCTCACGAGCGGCTTTGTCCAGCAGGTGCTGCTTTAGGATCGGATCGTCCTCGTGAGCGGCGTCCTCCAACAGCCGCTCCTCGTATGCTTCGGACCTTCGAACGGCGTCCTGCCGACGATGTTCATCCAAGCTCGGCATGTTGAGTACGAACTCACGAGCTTCCTCGAACGCTAGGTCGGTGTCCTCAAACTTCTCGCGGGTGAAGTACTTGTACTCGGTCGAGTCGGACTCTGTTGCTCTGTACTCGACTGCGAACCGTACCTCGGAGCCGTAGTTGGGTCTTGGTTCTAAGTACACGTTGACCTCGAACCTGTAGTAACCCAGCGCTTCGCCGTGGTCCTTGAGATCGTTAAGTTTTTGAAAGATGACCATTTTTGGTGCTCCTTTAAAGTTATGTAATGTCTTATGAAACTGTGTGCATTACAGCCGCTGCTTGTCGGATTTCTAAATCGCACTGAAGACTTGCCGACCGCACTCTTAGCGTGTCGGCGTCGAGGGAACGGTCAAGGGGCCTAAGCTTAGCGACAGAAAATGTGGGGAAATCATACTTGGTTCTGATGCCGCGTCATTTGCTGCACCGTCTTGGAGCGGGTACTCCGCACTATCACAAATGATGGGAGCGTCAGGTTCTGATTTGCGTACATTTTGTGATAGGTCCCGACCCCCAGTTGTGTGATCGCCCTTGCGATCTATGGCCTGAGTAAAGGCCATTTGGGGGTTGACGGTGCATTTAGTATCTGGCTCAACGGGGTTTTAATGCCCACGGGGGTTCATATATATATTATATAATGTGCCACAGGCGACCTGAGAGGCAGGCCCATGTTGCGCCTAAAATTAAGTCCAGACAAAAAATCGGCTAG